TGGAGCTATTCACATCCGCGGTGGTTTCTACATGATTATTTGTACCTGTTTTGGCTAGTCCGCTGGAACTGACAAATGCATCTGAATTATTATGTGCAAGAGAATGTTTTATTATCTCAAACTCATCACTCTCATCATCTCTGTTAATTGCTAGATAGAAGGCACTGTCGTATTTTGATGTTGCAAATTGATCCTGCGCCGCCGTCGACGATTGTAATCTCGAGTGTCCACCCACCGCGGTTACATGGTCTATCACTGTTTGATTACGGAATGTAATCACAGTCAGAGCGTCTTGTATGTCTGTCTCACTCATTGCAAAGCCAGTTGAGAGATAACCCAAGACTCCGCTACCGTTGGTCTGGAAGAACTGTCCTGTCTGTCCGTCTGAGTTCGGGAAAGATATACCATTGATTATCACATTACCAGTTCCATTGGCCTCGAATTCTATGTCGTCGTTGCTACGGTTTGTGGACATGGTGTTGCCAGAGAAAGTGATCTTGTTCGGTATCACCAGTGTTGTGAAGTTCAAAGGATCAAAAGCACCAGCGGCCGGTTCATTGGCTCCCACTATCACGTTGTCAATGGTTCCTGAATTCAGGTCTATGCCGTTAATCTGTACTGATCCTGTGCCACTTCCTTCTAGATCTAGATCCGCGTTAGAAGTCGTTACCTTAAGCACGTTGTCTTTGAAGTTCAATGATGAATCTATGGTCAGGTTTGACACATTGACCACACCTGTTCCTCCAGGACTAAGCCTTAGGTCAGCGTTTGAGCTGGTTGAAATTATGTTATCGTTGAATGTAAGATTATCCACCGTTATGGAATCCGCGAATGACGTGGCACCCGACACTGTCATTGAACCAAATGTGGACAAACCTGACACATCCAGTGTTCCTGTGGTTGTCAAGTTCTCATTGACGAAAGTAAATTCACCTGTTGAATCTGTTATTGATCCACTGCCTGCCGTCAGTGTGCTGTTGATCGCCATGCTTGAAGCCGATGTAGTCAGGTTCTCATTGCCAAAGCTGATCGCTCCTGATGAGTCTGTGATCGATCCATTGGCCAGTGTAAGGTTACCGATGGTAGAACCTGTGGCCCTTGCAATCGTGCCTGTAGTTGTGACGTTCTCGTTGCCAAAGCTGATTGCTCCACTTGAGTCAGTTATTGAACCATTGGCCACAGTCAGTGTGCTGTTGATAGCAATGGATGTTGCTGTTGTTGTAAGGTTCTCATTGCCAAAACTTATGGCACCTGATGAATCAGTTATTGATCCATTCGCTAGTGTCAGGTTACCGATAGTGGAACCTGTTGCCCTTGCTATGGTTCCTGTCGTCGTAACGTTCTCGTTGCCAAAACTTATCGCACCACTGGAATCTGTTATTGATCCATTGGCCACGGTCAGTGTGCTGTTTATTGCGAAAGATGTTGCTGTTGTTGTAAGGTTCTCATTTCCAAAACTTATGGATCCACCTGAGTCTGTTATTGATCCATTGGCAAATGTCAGGTTACCCAGTGTTGATCCAGTTCCGGCTGTTAATGTTCCAGTCGTTGTTAGATTCTCGTTTCCAAAACTTATTGCTCCACTGGAATCTGTTATTGATCCGTTCGCCGTTGTTAGAGTGCCAACGGTCATCGTTCCTGTTGTCGTTAAATTCTCATTGCCAAAACTGATCGCTCCTGACGAGTCTGTGATTGAGCCATTGGCAAATGTCAGGTTACCCAGTGTTGAACCTGTTCCTCCACTGAGAGTACCTGTAGTCGTTAAATTCTCGTTTCCAAAACTTATGGCACCTGATGAGTCTGTTATTGATCCATCTGTCAAAGTTAGATTACCTATTACGGAATCATCACCTGCGGCCATGGTTCCTGTTGTTGTCAAATTCTCGTTTCCAAAACTTATAGCTCCACTGGAATCTGTTATAGATCCATTGGCCAGTATAAGTGTTCCAAAAGTTGAACCAGTTAAGAAATTCTTTGCACTACCGAAGGCTAATGTACCACCAAAACTGGCATCTCCGTCCACGATCACATTCTCATTAATGTTCACACTCGTTGAATCGTCTGAACTTATGGTTGTCCCGCCGAAGGCCAGTCCTGCTATGGTCACACGACCGGAGCCATTGGCACTGATTTTGATGTCATCGTTGGTGTTTAGGACTTCTATGTTGTTGTCGTTGAATCTGATACCCGGGAATACTATCGAACCTGTTCCGCTTGGGTGTACGTCGATGTCTGCGTTTGATAGCCTTGACGTGATGTTGTTGCCGAAGAACTTGATGTCCGCCTTGACCGGTACCAGATCAAAGAAATCACTGAAGTTGCTGTTGATCTTGTTACCGGACACATATAAGGAATCACCTGATCCGTCATCCGCATTTACACCTACATCTATTACTTCTTGTGTCATATTAGCAATATTTAGTGGAAAACGTTATTGTGTGTTGTGGCTATTAACCAGTGCTTACTCTAAGATCGTTACCGGATCGGAACAACTGACCTGCAACATTTGGGTTACTTGTAGGTAGATTGGCCATTAGGATCTTAATAGGTATCATCTCAACTGCACCTGTGCCTGTTGCATCAAGTTGTAGGTTGTCATTGGATCTATTTGCTGTGATAATATTATCGGATATCGTCACTGCATCTAAAACAATATTACCTGTTCCGTTTGCTGTCAGTGTGATATCTGCATTGGTTGTGATACTCGAGATTGTGGAATTTGTTATTGACAAAGTGTCTATCTCTATGGCACCAGCCCCGTTTGCCTGGAGTTTCAAGTCTCCATTGGTAACTGAAGTCGTGATCAATCCTGTGGATCCATCGCCGATCAACGAATACACTTCATCGAAGTTCGTGTTGACTTTCGTCATCGCGGTACGTAAGGTATCACCTGTTGCCGGATTTCCTGGTGTTCCTGTGTCTATGTTAAGTTTTGTCATAATGTGTTGTACATATTTATTAAATACAGATATGTTCATAGAAACACTCAGGACCATGAGACTGTACGAACGCAAGAGTAAATTAGGGATTTATCACACCTTCCACAGGAAAAACACCGTATACGTATTCAAGTGTGACTCATGCGGTGTCACTTTCTTGAGACCCAAGGCACATGTGGATCCAGACAGGGCATCAAACGATTACAAACACGTTTGTTCCTATTGTGATACTAAAAAGTATGCACAAAAAGTTGGTGTAAAGATGCGTAAGGTGTATCAGCTGGATGCCAGTAGTACCACTACCTTATAACTGTTTCCATCGGATGTCATCACGAGAACCGGTGATCCATCTCTGTAGGTCGGCATATATTCCACACTTTATATTTGGCTGATCAAAGTACCAACGCAAGAAAGGATTCCCCTCTATGTATTCCTTGCGATTGATGAAATGAAAGTTGGTGCTGGGGAATTTGCGGAAAATCTGTCTCAGTTGGTACATCCACTCGTACTTGAGGTATGCCTTCATGCTGGTCCTGTCTGGATAGTTGATTGAATTCTTGTAGATGTTGTTCTGTTTCCTACTGGGTGTTTCCATTTCCCATTGTTGGGCTCCCATTATGTCGAATGACATTATCACAACATTTTTGATGCCCGACTCGGCGGCCATCAACACGGCACTGCAACCAGATCCCCTCGCCAGGGAGAAATCATTGGTCTTTATCTTGCCACCCTTCTTGATGTCGCCACCACTCCATATCCTGTATATCTTCAAGCCCTCGGGCACATCTATCTCACTATCACCATCGCAGATGTATTTCCATTCACTGATGTCTGCTGGACCGTAGATGTTCGGAGACTCCTTACCACTGTTGTGCCACTGAGCCAGTTCCTCGTACATGGGAGGGTTCACAGCCACAATATGATCACACAACATGGGATGATCCCTGTAGATGGCGTTGCAACCGTAGATGACGCCTTTACCTTTTAGATTATCTATTGGGAAAATGTTCCTTGACTCTCCGTTGCCTATAACAAATGCTGTGTCCATTAGACACCGAAGCTCTCGCCACATCCACAGGATGCTGTTGAGTTGGGATTGGATATTTCAAACTGTGATCCGAATGTTTCTTCAACGAAGTCGATCTTTGTTCCTATGACATACATCATGGAAGTCTCATCCACAACAAATTTACCTGTGTGCCAGTCTTCTGTGTGATCGCCATCCGCTACACTTTCTTTTGTGTCTGCAAAACCCCAGTCGTACTTGAATCCTGCACAACCGCCACCTAACACTGCCAGGCTCACTGCGTACTTGTCCGGATTCTTCTCAAGCAATTTTTCTATCTGGTTCTTTGCTTCCTCTGTTATTTCAAATGGTTTCATACTAGTAATTATCCCTATTTGTTGCCACTGTTTTGTATTCCAACTGCCATCCAGAATCTCGTTGCATCTCTTTTTATTTCAAAACTCATGTATGCGTTCTGGTCCTCCCAGTGGTTTGTAGGATTTTCTATCTCCCCCGCAGGTTCGAACCACCAACCCCACTTGCCTTCACAGTTCAGTTGGCACCAGTCGATGCATTCCGCCATTACACCATTGCTGTTTAGGTCAACATTGAACTCGAACTGTTTCATGTAACCACAGTCTTCAGGTACTTCATCCAATCTAGGATTGCTTCTCTTTACTTTAATTTTTCCGTAACTGGTCATCACTTCCAATTGTCAATGACCCACTGGTCACCGCATTCCATAGGGTTCGGTGATCCATGGAACACTGCCACTTTGTTGTCGGGTTTTATTTTAACTGGTTCCCTAAACCATTTCTTGCCATCTTTAGTCAGTAGTTTCGTATCTTTTAATCCTATCATCTCCCACTTGTATGATCTTATCCATTCGTCTGGGAACCATGAGATGTCATCCTTAGCCCTCTTGGTTATCCAGTCCTGGTCTCCGTGATTCTGTTGCATGATCTGTGCTGATCTTTCCTTGAATTCGTTCCACAGGTAGTCCATGGTTCCTGCCTCCCAACGCATACAGCTGGAGTTTGACAGTTTCCAGTCCTTTATCCTGCATCTGTTGAAGTCTCTGATTATGTTGAACTTGCCTGGATGACTGAATAACGGATCTATATTGTCAAAGATGACCACGTCTAGATCAAAAAATAATATATTGCCCTTCAGTGGCATCTCTGGTGCGAACATCCATAACTTGCTCCACCATGATTTCACCCATGGGTCGGTTGGTAGCTTTATTACATTTATTTCCGGATCTAATCCTGCGGGATCATCTGTGAGACAATGGAATTGAAGAGGCACAGTGGTGTGTCGCTTGACCATGCTGTTGAGCACATTCGCATACTGCGAAGGATACTTGATTCCCCACTTAACACATACTACGTGATTCATATCCTTTTTTCAATCCTTCTATTTGTATCTGTCGCCAATCATCACTCTCCAGTGTGTATGGATATGCACACTCTATGGTTCTGTTTGACATTGTCTTGATGCTGGTTATATTTAAATTATCTGTCATGGTCTCATATATTTCTTTGAATGTAGCACTGCCTCCGAACGTTCTCTGCAGGTCTACCTGCCCAATTTTTATATAGCCTAGTGACAGTTTGGGATCCTCCCAGTCATAGCCGTTGTCTTTCAGCCATGCACGGTACTCGTCCATCTCCTGTTTCTTGAAGTCGTGTTTTTGTTCTGTTATTGTCTGCCCCCACTCTATGTCGAACTCCCCCGAATAGTATTTCTGATGATTGATCTCCGAACAAAGTGCGTCAGTCATTTTGGGTGCATGTTCGTCCCTGAACACCTCGTACAAGGTCTTGCCCACCTGTGACCAGTGCAGGTAGACCCCTCCCATATCCCTGTCATATCTGTTCTGTTTGAACAGTTCAAAGTCTTCTTCGTGTAGATCATGCCTCGGTGCATTCAGGAAGGTTGTTATCTGTGAGGCTCTGATCCATTCCGGATCGATTGCTTTCTTCCTGTCTGCGTTCACCCAGCTTTCAATCTCGTGGCAGATGTTGTTCAGCTGTCTTATTGCATATTTGGTTTCAGCATCTGCTTGTTTGTAGTATTTTGATATGTCCCATGCAGTACCTTGCAGTTCTTCAAAATGCCTATGTAATAGATTGCATGATTCGTGTTTGAGTTTCAAACCTAGGTGTTTCCCATCATCATTTCTTCCTATAGGAAGATTTCTAGAATATTGGAAGTCATCTCTGACGAAAGGGTGTATCTTTTCGTAAGGTGGATCGAATGTGAATGAGTTTATCTGTTCCACCGACTTGTTCAGTTCTTTGACCAAGTGGGTTAGATCCCTCTTTGAATCCGCAAATCCCAAGAAGCAGAAGTTCTTCTCTAGTATCCTCTTTTGTTTGAGGTTGTCTTTCAGTGCTTCCATCCATCTCTTGCCCAGTGGTGTGTCGTAGGTCTGTATGTAGTAGGCCCTGTCATCGAGGCCTACCCTTACTAGTTCAAATAAAAATTTATTCTGGTCTTTTGTAGATGGCACTGTTTGCTCCGTGTTCTGCACATTCCACACTCTCCACCCAGCATCTACCGTCTGTCATAACAGTTATAAGATTATCTGCAAACCTGTAGGCATGTTCGGCAAATTTCTCTGCACCTACTCCGTCAAACATTCTTATCTCTGCGAGATCCAACTGCTCCAGTTCCTTGAACTTCTCGAGATGTGGGTCGTTCATGTCCAGTGCAAGTTTGTGATCAAAATGATCCTCCAGCCATGCCTTTAACGGTTTGAGTCCGCCAAAGTCCACCGCCCAGTTCTTGTTGTCAAGTTCCTTGCAACCAAATGTGAATTTGAATGCCAGTGAGTATCCGTGTAACAAATGGCAGTGTGAGTGATCTGCGTTGGGTTGTCTGAAAACACAGGCCAGGCCTGTGTCGTGTCCGTATGTTTTAGTTGATTGATAAGTCATCTTTTCTCCTGTTATTGATGACTTGCAGAGTGTTTATAGAGGGATGAAAGCCTTTAAGTCCTCTCATTAGTTCAATCTTTTCTTGATATCCTCAAGATCAAATCCTAATTCTTCCGATTTCTGTCTTAGTGTGTCAGTGAGCTCGTTTGGTATATTTAACTCGCCGTCTATGATGCTTTTAAGAAAATGTATCAACACAGAAAACTCGGTGCTCTTGGACACTTTCTCTGGATCTATGCCTTTTTGTTCCATGACATGTAGCATGGCTTCGGTCACATCGATAAGCGTCTCTATGCTCTTGCTGTGTTTCCCAAAATGCGACATTATACGATGATCTTTGGCTTGTCAGGAACGACCACAGTAGTAAAAACTTTCTTGTATTCTGCAGATATCTTGTCGTTGACAACTGAAATACACTGTATCTTGTCTTTTGCCAGTGAAAT